TTAGTTCAAGGAACAAATCAATATACACTTCCCGCTGATACTATTGATATTGTTGAATCAAGTATTAGAAGAAATGAAGGTGGAACTAATACTGATTATTTTATGACACGTTTAGCTTTAGGAGATTATGAATCTATTGGAGTTAAATCAACTCAATCTTTACCTACTCAATTTTTTTTACAAAGATTATCTACACCAGTTTTATTTTTATATCCAACTCCTATTAATTCTACAGATGTAATGAGATATTGGAGAATTAGAAGAATAGAAGATATAACTGCAAATACTGTAAATGGAGTAGATCAAAATGTAGATGTACCTTCTCGTTGGATTGAAGCAATGTGTTCTGGACTAGCTTATTTTTTAGGTAAAAAAAGACCAGGCATAGATGGTAATATGAGAGCTGAATTAAAATTAGATTATGAAGAAGCATTTTCAAGAGCACAATCTGCTGACTCTACTCCTACAACTCGAATAGTTCCAGGATATGGAAGGGCAATATAATGGCTGGTGCAAACTCTAATAGAGAAAGAACTAAAAAACCACATAGAGCACCTTATACTAAATTTTCAAGTGGTAGATATGGAAGAACTATATCAGATAGAAGTGGATTAGAATTTCCTCATAATGAAATGTTATTTGAATGGAATGGTCTATTTGTACATGATTCTGAATACGAACCAAAACATCCACAACTTGATTTAATTTATTTTACTGATGCTGAAACTTTAGAAAATGCACGTTTAAATGTCCCAAATTCACTCATAGGTGGTGTTCCAGATCAGATTCAGACTATATACCCTAATACATCAGGAGCTGTATTAGCTGTTGGAGTTGCACAAGCTACAACAAATTTGTTAACAACATCTCTAGGAAGTGTTATTGTTAACACTCCATGAGCGATGAATTAAATAAAAAAAAATATGGAGTTGTAATAGCAACTCCTTGTTACGGCGGAATGTTAAATGAAGGTTATCTTCATGGAATTCTTCAAACTCAATTAGTAGCTGTTAAAAATAACTTTCACATGGTTCTTAACACTATGGGAAATGAAAGTTTAGTTACACGAGCTAGAAATACTTTAGTTGCACAATTTTTAGACTTATGTGAAAAAGATGATAAATTTACACATTTATTATTTATAGATGCTGATATAGGTTTTAATGGTTCTAATATATGGAGATTACTAGATTCAGGCCACGATATAGCTTGTGGTATTTATGCTAGAAAATCTGTAGACTGGAATCATGTTACAGAACTTGCTAAAAAAGGAGATTTTGAAAATTTAGAACAAAAAGCTTTAGGATATAATTTAAACTTTACAGATCCTAAAAATATACAAATGAAAAATGGATTTGTTGAAGTATTAGATGCTGCAACTGGTTTTATGTGTATTAAAAAAGAAGTTTTTACTAAAATGATCAAAGCTTATCCTAATCTTAAATATACAAGTGATCAAATCATTAATTCCGATAGATTTACTTCTAAAAATACATATGCATTTTTTGACTGTATTATTGATGAAAAAAGTAATAGATACTTAAGTGAAGACTATGCTTTCTGTAGAATGTGGCAAAAGATTGGCGGTAAAATACATGCTGATTTATTAAGTCCTCTTACTCATTGGGGAACTTACGCATTTAAAGGATATGTATGGTCTAAATTTGGTGTAATGCCAGGAGAAGAAAAAAATGCCAATGACATACTCAAGCCTAAAGAGTGATATACAACTCTGGGCTGAAAATAATGGAACTGATTTTATAGCTCAATTAGATACCTTTATAAATAATACAGAATTTAGATTATCAAGAGATATTGATCCAGTAGGATTTAATTTAAACGTTACTTCATCAGTTTTTTCAGGAGATAGATTTGTAACTTTACCATCAGCAATAGAACCTATGCTTATTAATTATGCAAGTATTATAGTAAGTGGAAACGTTACTTTTTTAGAAATTAAACCTTTAGAATTTGTACAAGAATATTGGCCTAATACAAGTATTACTGGTCAACCTAAATTTTTTGCTAATTTTGATGATAATACATTATATTTGGCTCCTACACCTAATCAAGCTTATACTATGCAATTAGGATATCAAGGTAGAATTAATCCATTATCTAATAATAATACGACTAATTACTATACTACTAATACTCCAGATGCTCTTTTATATGGTAGTTTATCTGAAGCAAATATCTTTACAAAGAACATGGAAGACTATAATATCTACAACAAAAAATATGTTGAGAGTGTGACTGCTATTAATAATGAAGCTCGTAGAAGAAGAAGAACGGACTTTAAATTTCCTGGTAGCCCACTTGGAGAAAACACTTTAACTGGAGGACAATAAAAAATGCCGATTACACAAGCTATCACGGTTACATTTAAGGAAGACTTAATGAAGCCAGGAGCAAATTTAGTTGCAAGTACATTAAAGTGTGCTTTATATTCGAACCTTGCTACTTTAGATCAAAACACTACTGCGTACACTACAAGTAATGAAATTTCAAATTCTGGAACTAATTACACAACTGGTGGAGCTACATTAACTAACGTTGCAATTACTGTATCAGGAACTACTGCAGTATTTGATGCTGATAATGTTACATTTGCTAATGCAACTATTTCTGCACAAGCTGCTTTAATTTATAATAATAGTTTAAGCAATGCTGCAATTGCAGTTTTAGATTTTGGTGGTGTTAAAACATCTACAAACGGAACATTCGAGCTACAGTTTCCAAACGCTGATGCTACTAACGGATTAATTCGTATAGCATAGAGAGGTAAACTCCTATGCCAACAGCACAAATCGGTTGGGGTAGAGATGGATGGAATGTAGGAGCATGGAATACAGATCCAGATGCTCTTGCTATTTTAACTGGTCAAGAATTAGAAACTCAAATAGATTTTGGTGGTTATTGGAACGCCGATGAATGGTCAAGTGGCTCCTGGAACATAGGTCATGGTGCAGTTCTTACCGGTGATGGAAATGTTTTTGCAATTTCAACTTTAACTCAACTTACAGCAAGTGTAGGTGATGTAATTACAATTGCTAATGCTGATATTTCTATTAGTGGTCAATTAGCAAATATATCTTTAAGTAATATAATTGTACTTAATGAAGCTATAATAAATATCACAGGAGAAGCTTTAACTGCTAATTTAGGTTCTATATCAATAGCAGCTGGTGGATCTATTACAATTCAAACTGGTGCTGAAATAGCTTTAGATGTATCTGTAGGAGATGTTGCAACAGGAACTGCTAATAGTGTTGATATAATAGGATTTGAATTAAATACAGATTTAGGAAATATTACTTTAGTATTAAATAATATTATTCCTATTACTGGATCTCAAGCTAATGTATCAGCTAATACGATAGCTATAAGAGCTGATCAAGTTCTTTCTTTAACTGGTAATGGAATAACTACTTTCTTAGGAAATGTAATAGCTAATTCTAATAACTTTTTAACTATAACTGGTCAAACTATCACTCCAACCGTTGCTACACTTAAATTCTGGGATAATATAGATACTAGCACTAATACAGAAACATGGACGAATATTCACTAGACAATAACATACAAATGATTATTATTTACAAATATAAAATTTAAGAGTATATATACATATGCCATCAACGTTTACATCGAGATTAAAAATAGAGAGACAAGCTTCTGGTGAAAACTCAGGAAATTGGGGTAATTTAACTAATTTTGTTTTTAACAGACTTGATTCTTCAATTAGAGGTTATCAAGCAGTATCAGTTGCAGGTTCTGCTAATGTTACATTAACATCAAATAACTCTACAAGTAACACTGATGATTCAACTACAGATGATCAAGTACATAATGCTGTACTTGAATTTACAGGTACATTAACTGGAAATATTCAAGTATTTACTGATGCTGTAGAAAGTCAATATACATTATTTAATAATACGTCAGGTTCTTTTACACTTACATTTAGTAATACAGGTCATGCTGCAAATGGTGTCGCTATTACTCAAGGAAGTAAATCTTTAGTATATTCAGATGGATCTCGAATGTACGATATTATGGCAGATTTAGGTAGAATTAATGTTGCTGGAATAGCTAATAATGCATCATCAACATACTTTACTTTACCTTCAACTGATGGTACTAATGGACAAGCTTTGGTAACAAATGGTAGTGGACAACTATCTTTTGCCACAGCAGGAATTACAACAGGAAAAGCCATTGCTATGGCAATGATTTTTGGAGGATAAAAAAATATGGCAAACCCGAATATAGTCAACGTAGTTTCGATACTAGGAAAAACAGATACATTTGCACTTACAACTGCAAATGCTAATTTAGTTACAGCAACTGCAAATACAGTTTTTAAAATTAATTCAATATTAGTTACAAACATTGATGGAACAAATGCAGCAGATGTTACAGTTGCATACAATGATGGATCAAATACAAGACCAATAGCAAGCACAATTGCAGTACCCGCTGATGCAACTTTATCAGTGATTGATAAAACAAATTCATTTTATTTAGAAGAAAATGAAGTAATCTCTGGACTCGCTAGTGCCAATAGTGATCTAGTATGTTTGATCTCATACGAAGTCATAAGTTAACCGAGAGAATTTTGCTATGGCAAAAGAAAACGGTGGAATCATAGGAGTAGTCAACACACCAACAGCTAATACAGCATCAGGAGTATGGGCTCTTGAAGATCAATTCAACGCACGAGTTTCAAATATTTGGCCAGGTCAACCTTATCCTTACAGTTTGGATTTTTTAGTAGTAGCTGGTGGAGGTGGAGGAGGTTCTAGGTTTTCTGGTGGAGGTGGTGCGGGTGGATTTAGAACATCAACTCAAACAATTTCAGGAGCATCAACAGTTATTACAATAACAGTTGGAGATGGTGGTGCAGGTGGTGCAGGAACAGGTGGACCAGGTAATGCTGGTGCTAATGATGGTTCTAATGGTTCTGATTCTTCAATATCAGGTTCAGGTTTATCAACTATAACTTCTACTGGGGGCGGAGGTGGTGGTGCAGGTGATCCTAGAGCTGGTTTAAATGGTGGTTCTGGAGGAGGTTCATCAGGTAGGGGACCAGGAACTCCTAGTGGAGGAACTGGAAACACACCAAATACATCTCCTAGTCAAGGAAATAATGGAGGAACATCTAGTAGTACATTAAGATTTGGTGGAGATGGATATATAGGTGCAGGAGGTGGTGGAGCTGGTGCTGCTGGTACTGGTGGAGCTGGTACTGGTGATGGTGGTGCTGGTACAGCATCTTCAATTACAGGTCCATCTGTGACTTATGCAGGTGGTGGAGGAGGTGCAGCAGGAACAGGTTCTAGTGGTGATCCTCAACAAAATGGTGGGGCTGGAGGAGCTGGAGGTGGTGGAGCTGGAGGTAATGTTCAACCAAGCACTGCGGCAGTTAATGGTACAGCTAATACTGGTGGAGGAGGTGGAGGAGGAAATTATAGTTTAGGAACAAATAATCCTGGTGGTTCTGGTGGAAAAGGAGTTGTTATATTAAGTATGCCTATTGGTAGTTTTTCAGGAACTGTAACAGGTTCACCTACAGAATCTACATCAGATGGAAAAAAAATATTAGTATTTAACGGAAGTGGGAGTTATACAACATAATGGCTAGTTTTGCAAAATTAAATTCAGAAAATATAGTAACGACAGTTGTCTCTGTTGTTAATGAAGTATTAAAAGATTTAAATGGGATAGAGCAAGAAAATATTGGAGTTGAATTTTTAAAATCTTTATATGGACAAGACACAAATTGGAAACAAACATCTTATAATACTAATGCAGGAATTCATTCCTTAGGTGGAACTCCTTTTAGAAAAAACCATGCAGCAATAGGTTATATTTATGATTCTCAAAGAGATGCTTTCATATCACCTAAACCTTTTAATAGTTGGATATTAAATGAAACTACTTGTCTTTGGAATTCACCTGTTGCTTATCCGGTAGATAGTAACATAAATAATAGATATAAATGGAACGAAGAAATTTTAAATTGGGAGTTAATGAATGGCTAAACGTAATGGTGGTATAATTGGTAAAGTAAATACTCCAACGATTTCTGCAGCAGTAGGAGTTTGGAGATTACAAGATCAATTCAATGCTAAAAAAAATAGTATTTGGCCAAGCTCTCCTTATTCAGTTGATTTTTTAGTAATAGCTGGTGGTGGAGGTGGAGGTTCTTGGGTAGCTTCAGGAGGTGGTGCAGGAGGATATAGAAATTCATATTTAACAGAAACATCTGGTGGTGGTGGAAGTAGTGAGGCAAGTTTAACATTTAATATAGGAACAGTTTATACAGTAACAGTTGGTGGTGGAGGAACTGGTGGTCAATATGGATCAGATAATGCTACAAGTGGTTCAAATAGTTTAATATCAGGAACTGGAATTACAACAATAACATCTGATGGTGGTGGTAGAGGTAAAGGTTTTGCTGCTGCAATTCAAAATGGTGCTAGTGGAGGTTCTGGTAGTGGTGGAAGACCAACAGGTACTGGAGGTTCAGGAACTGCAAATCAAGGTTTTGCTGGTGGAAATGGTGCACCTGAGAATTCATCAGGAGGAGGAGGCGGTGCTGGTGTAGTTGGACAAACAGCACCAAGTAATTCACAAGGTGGAAATGGTGGTAATGGATTAGCTTCTTCTATAACAGGTCCTTCAGTTACAAGAACTGGTGGCGGTGGTGGAAGTAGTAATGGTGGGACGCCAGGAAATGGTGGAACTGGCGGAGGTGGAAATGGTTCTTCAAGCGGAAATGGTGGAGTAGGAACAGCTAATACTGGTTCAGGTGGAGGAGGAACGCATTTTGACGATCCTAATGCTTTTGGTGGAAATGGTGGTAAAGGAGTTGTAATACTTCGTATGCCTGACGCAAACTATTCAGGAACTACAACTGGTTCTCCAACAGTTACACAAAATGTAGATGGAACTGATACAGTAATTGTATTTAACGATTCAGGAAGTTACACAGGATAATATATGGCTTATTTTGCAAAATTAAATTCAAATAATATAGTAGAGAATGTAATCTCAATTAACAATTCTGTAATCACAGATGCTAATGGAATTGAACAAGAACAACTTGGTGTAGATTTTATTAATAAACTTTATAACACAAGAGATATTTGGAAAAAAACATCTTATAATACTTTAGCTGGAAAACATAATTTAAGTGGAACACCTTTTAGAAAAAATTATGCAGGAATTGGATATACCTATGATCAACAAAGAGATGCCTTTATTCCACCTAAACCTTACAACAGTTGGAGATTAAACGAAACTACTTGTAATTGGGAAGCACCTATTGCTTATCCAAATGATGGACAATTATATACTTGGAACGAAGAAACTCAATCTTGGACTTTACAAACTATCTAAAATAGTTTAAAAAAAGTCAGAATGACAGAAGCAGTTATTAACGGAATATTTCCAACACCTATCTATATGTCTAAATTAGATAGAGCATTAACACCCTTAGAATTAAAATTCGTAGATAAAAATAAGAAAGATTTTTATAAAAACGAAGGAAATATTACATCTAATAATAATTATATTTTAAATGAAAAACCATTCTTAAATCTTAAAAAAGAATTAGATTTAAGAGTTAAAGATTATTTTGAAAAAGTAATATCTCCAACAGATGCTATTACACCTTACATTACTCAATCTTGGTTAAACTACACTGAAACAAATCAATTTCATCATAAACATGCTCATCCTAATTCTATAGTATCAGGAGTTTTTTATATTAATTGTCATGAAGAATTAGATAAAATTAAATTTTTTAATGAGGGATATAAAACTATAAAACCTGAAATTAAAACTTGGAATTTATATAATTCTGAATCTTGGTGGTTTACTGTTAAAACTGGAGACATTATTATGTTTCCATCTTCTTTAACACATATGGTTGAAAATAAAGAAGGAACAAATACAAGAATAAGTTTAGCTTTTAATGTTTTTATAAAAGGCACAATTGGTAATAATAAAAATTTAACTGAACTTATATTATAATTGAATATAGAGACAAAGTTTTCTATTCATTTAGATAATATACTCTGGCCAACAGAGACACAAAAAAATACAGAACAATGGAACGTTTCAGGAGTTTTAAAGAAAAATTCTAATCAAGAATTTAAATTTGATGTAAGACCTATGTTTCAAATGCCTAATAATCAATTAGGTAAAAAAGGAACAACTTCTAGTAAAGCTGATAAAATAGTATTTGAGACTGACAAAGAATGGGTTATTATAGATGTTCCAGAACTTCATGAATATGTTAAAAAACAATCTTTAAAAGTAGTTCAATTTGAAGATTTGCTTAATAAATTAGAATGGAATATACACATATCTAAAAAATAGTATAAATACATAAATTTATGTATATAATGGAAAATTATGCCATTAACGAAGCTTACATTTCAACCAGGATTAGATACTTTAGACACCAAAACTGGAGCAGAAGGACGTTGGGTAGATTGTGATAAAATACGATTTAAACAAGGTCTTCCTCAAAAAACAGGTGGCTGGACTAAGTATAGCACTAGTTATTATGTAGGAGTTGCAAGAGGAATAGCTAACTGGTTTGATTTAGAAGGAGCACGTTATACTTCTTTAGGAACTGATCGTAAAGTATATGTTTATCAAGACGGAACAAATGCTGATATTACACCAATTCGTCAAAGCAATAATTTAGCTAATTGTTTTAGCACAATTAATGCAAATGCAAATGTAACGGTACTTCACACATCTCACGGAGCGGCAAATGGAGACTTTATTACTATTTCTAATGTCTCTGTAGCTAATGTTGGAGGTATAGCAAACACAGTTCTTAATAATGAATTTGAAATACAAAATATCACAAATGTTGATGCTTATGTGATTCTTACAAATAGTAATGCAACTTCTACAGTTACAGCGAATGGAAATGCTACAGTACAATATCAAATAGGAATAGGACCCGATCAACAAACTTTTGGATATGGCTGGGGCGCAGGCGCATGGAATGGTGCTCAAAACTGGAATCAAGCAGCTTCAACATCTCAAATTACAATAGATTTAAGAAACTGGACTTTAAATAACTGGGGAGAAGATTTAATTCTAACTCAATTAAATGGAGCTACTTATGAATGGGATACCTCGGCTGGTTTTACAAATAATAGAGCTACTAAAATAGCAAATGCTCCATCTACTTCTATTACATCAGTCGTTGCTACAGATGTTAGAATACTAGCTTGTTTTGGAACAGAGACAAGTATTGGAAATACATCTACACAAGATAAACTCTTTATAGCATGGTCTGATCAAGAAAATTATAACGAATGGACACCTAATACAGTCAACTCAGCGGGATCACAACGAATAGCTGGAGGTAGTGAAATACGTTGTGCTAAACCAGCAAAGGGAGCTATATTAATATGGACTGATACAGCACTTCATTCTATGGCGTTTGTAGGTCCTCCTTTTATATTTGGATTTAGACAACTCGGTAACGATTGTGGAGCTGTTAGTTTAAATGCTTCTATTATAGTCAACGATGTCGCCTACTGGATGTCTAATGGTATTTTCTTTCGATATGTAGGAGCGGTTCAAGAAATACCCTGTCCTATTATTAATAAAGTATTTGATGATATTAATCAAGTACAATATGCTCAAGTCTATTGTGGTGCGAATGCTTTTTACTCAGAAATTACATGGTACTATTGTTCATCAAGCTCTGATCAAATTGATCGATATGTAACTTTTAATTATGAAGAAGGTTCTTGGTATTTTGGAACTATTGAAAGAGGTGTTTATATAGATAATGGTGTAACTGATTTTCCTATAGGTGGAACTTATTTTCCTAATAATACTTCTAATACTACATCTACAATATTTGGTCTCACTGCAGGTCGTTCTTTATTATATAACATAGAAGATGGTGTCAACGCTGATGGAAATGTTTTAACCTCATTTATAGAATCAGGTGATGGAGATATAGCGGATGGAGAAGAATTTAGTTTTATAGATAAAATTATACCTGATTTTAAAAATCAAGCTGGTAATGCTACAATTACTTTAAGAACACGAGATTACCCTAATGATACATTATTTGAGACTACGAATGTTGTAGTAAATAGTTCTACAAGGTTTAATAGTGTACGTGCAAGAGGAAGACAAGTTGCGTTAAGAATACAAAGTAATGATTTAAATGATAACTGGAGATTTGGAACTTTTAGAATAAACGTAAATGCTGATGGAAAAAGATAAGTTTAAAATAAGACAAGCTCGTATTGCTGATGCTGTAAATATACGAGAATTACTTAAAACATGGTTAAAAGAAGCACCATTTAACTTTGGAAATGCGAATAATAAAAAAAGCCTTGAAAATATAATATTTTACATTAGAAATAGTTTTGTTATAGTAGTAGAATACGATAATATTATTGTAGGAACATTAGGCGCTACAATAGACGAAACGTGGTATAGTGATAAAAAATTTTTAAGAACTATATGGCTTCATGTGAATCCACGTTATCGAAACTATAGTGTCTTTCGTTCAATGATGATCGTATTGAAAGAATATGCAAAAGCAAATCGTTTAACAACGATTTGTGAAATATTCCAAGGAAAAGAAGTAGGGCGTAAGCATCTTGCTTTTTTAAAACTTGGATTTGATGTAATTGGAGGAACTTATATAATCAATGGGTAGTATTTTTAAACCATCAACAACTGTCGTACAAGCACCGTCACAACAAACGACTACTTATCAAATTCCTGAATACTTTAAAGAGATTCAAGAAAGAGCTTTAAGACGTGCTGAAACTGAAAGTCAAAAACCATTTCAAGCATTTACAGGTCAACGTGTAGCTCAATTAACACCTTCAGAAACACAAGCTGGAAATATTTTTAGTCAACAAATTTTACCACAAGCGGGTCAATTAGCTCAAATAGGTGCACAAACATTTACACCAGCGATGGCACAACAATACATGAATCCTTATGAGAATCAAGTTGTACAATCAGCATTAGGAGATGTTGAAAGAAATTATCAACAACAACAAAGAGCTTTATCAAGTCAAGCGATTGGATCAGGTGCATTTGGTGGAAGTCGTGAAGGAGTTCAACGAGGTATATTAGGTGGAGAATATTTAAGCAGTGTAGGTGATATTTCTGGAAGATTACGTCAAGCGGGATTCGAGTCCGGTGCTCAACGATTTGCGGCTGATCGAGCAACTCAACTCGGAGCTGCACAAAGTCAAATAGGTGCGTTAGCTGGAGCAGCTCAAGGTTTAAGTGGATTTGGAACAACTCAAAGAGGAATAGAACAAGCGGGTCTTGCAGAAGCATATAGAGATTTTGTAGAACAACAAGGTTTTGGAACGGAACAAGTAAGACAAGTTATTGGTGCTTTATCAGGTGCTCCTATTAGAAGTTATGGAGAAGAAAGATCAGGCTACACAAGTCAAGTAGTTGGTGCTCCATCTCCATTTTCTCAAATTATTGGTGCAGGAACAGCTTTTGCATCTTTACCTCCTGGAACATTCTCTGATGTAAGATTAAAAGAAGATATACAATTAATTGGAAAATCTCAATCAGGAATTAATGTTTATAACTTTAAATATAAAGGAAGTGATCAAGTTTATCAAGGTGTTATGGCTCATGAAGTTCCTCACGCTGCTTTTATTCATGATAGCGGTTACTTAATGGTAGATTATTCTAAAGTAGATGTAGAGTTTAAAGGAGTAAATTAAATGGCTGTATTTTTTGATGATGTTCTAGCAGAGAACGAAGATAAAAAAATACCAGTAGCTGTAGGGGATGCTTTAGCAAATACTACTACATCTGATGCTGATTCTTTAAGACTAGAGGCACAAAGAGCACAAGAAGAAACTTCTGCATTTGATCGTAATAGAGTAAGAGATGCTGAGAGATTAAAACAATTAGAAGATAAAGAAAATAAAAAAAATAAAAAAGGTACACTTGAAGAATTTGCAAGTTCTGTAGGAGGAACTTTATCTAATGTTGCTTCTTTTATACCTAATACAATTGATGCTGTATTTCAAGATCCACAAAGAAAAAGAAATTTTATGAGAGGTTTAAAAATTATAGAAGAATCATCTCGTTAT